CTATGTTGTTATATGGGCAACAACTATTTGTTCAGCTGTTTAATGAAGAAGAAGATAAAGAATGGAAGTTGATACAACCTATATTAAAACAACTTCATGAAGGTCTAAAAGAAGAACATAGAAAGAAAGGTTATCAAAGAGCATTAGATTATAGTGGTTCAAGACCTCCTGTGCTATCTGACTTTTCTGATTTGTGGTTTATTCTTTATTGTATCTCTAACTATAGAATCTTTTGGATAGATTTAGATTCAGATAAAAAAGAGTTAGAGATACTCAAGTACGCTTTAAATAATGTTGCTAAGAAATCTCATAGAACATTTAGCGAATATAAATCAAGACATATTTAACCATCATATGCATCTATGCTTTCTTCAGGCATATATGATGGGCTATCTTTTGGTAACATAGAAGGATCAAATGGTGCTAATGGCCATACTAATTCTTTACCAGCAATATCTTCTACCATATTTTTCCATAGCTCTTCATTGTAAACAACATAACCTAAAGTCATTCTTGGTTCACCACCATAAGCACTATGCCACATAATCTTTTCTTCTTCTTCCTTCTTACCATAATAACCTGTCTTCATATGCCATCCTGGTACATCAGGTATATGTACTAAGTGTTTGTCAAATGGTTTATTAATCTTACCCTTAGAACCTTCAGGATTAATATGTCTCCAATATCCATTACCAGTTTCTGTATATGTGAATAAAACATTATAACCTGGTACATTCCAATTATTATGCCATGCAATGTATCCATCTTTTGGATACCACATCTTTAATGCACAGAACCTTATACCAAGTATTGATCCTAATTCATTGTCAAGCCATTGGCTTTTTTCTTGTATTGCTTTTGCATGTTCACTAGAATAATCATTTAGATCATCATGTTTAACCCATGTTGCTATTTGATTAAAATCATAGCCATGTGAGTCAGGTGGATATCCATCATGAGTATCATGTTCCATAGTACTCAAACATTCTATACTTGTTGCATACTTAGACCTATTCTCTCTAAAGAACTTGCCTTTTCTTTTCATGAGTTGGTCCATGTCTAGTCCCCAGACAAAATCCTTCCACTCATTTAATAATTTCAAAATCTCCGATTGTATTTCGTATACCGGGGTCATCTAATGTGCTCCTATCTACTAAGTCATTTGGTATTGTATAATGCCAAAACACTATGTTATCTTTTTTTGTCAATTCACGCTCAGGTCTGTATCCTTTAACATAATTCCATTTAGCATGTATCTCTTTTATCTTTACACCGTAGTCTACATTATAGTTAGTATTAAAGAAAGCAAATGTGTCCCAATACCATAATGAGCTAGGCCAATCATATGGCCAGTTCTTTTTAGGATTAGATTCTATTTGTGTCTTATAATTTTTATACCACATATCTAGCATTTTAAATGTACGTTCATTCTTTCTGTAAATAAACATACCACAATGCCATTTCATACGCCAGCAACCTTCTTTACCTTCAAAGTCCCATTCATGTACTTTAGCGGTTTTAATCATCTCTTTATGTTCTGGCTTATAATGAGTCAATTCTTCTTTACGAGTTATATAAACTACTTTCGCATTATAAGGTCTATTGCATGACATTGCCATATCATGTCCATCATCTAATTCATCAAACATATACTTAACATCTTCATGCTGACAATATATATCTGCATCAATATATGCTGTTATATCATAAGGTGTTTTTGTAAGTGCCCATAACTTTGCTCTTACATGAGCTGGTACTTCTAAATGTACATGATCAAATAAATGTCTATGCTCTTCTTGAAACCATTCTTTATGTGTGTATAATGCTATCTTTGCTTCTGGGTAGAAATCTTTAATTGAATCAGCACACATAACAGCTGCATCATAATATGGTTTAGAAAATGAAGCAACTAACATAAATCCTTTAGTCGGTTGCTTTTCCATTCATAGTCTCCATTGCTATAATTGCACCTACGTAGGCTGTCAGTTCCATAATACTTTTAGATCTTCTAATCTTAGATTTCAATTCTCGTTGTGATGTACTTCTTACTACATCCATTTCAAATGCTGATATCTTAGCTTGGAATAATTCTTCTTGATCTACTTTATGTTTTTGATCTTTGTCAGCTACTTCTCTTTTCTTACGTATAGCATTTAAACGATCAATTTCTTTACTAGTATTTTTGTTAATGGCATCTTGACCTACTAACTTATGTACCCAATACCATGCTGGCTTATGCTCAGGTGTATTGTATATTTGGTGAGGTTCAAATGGTCCAGGTTGTCCTTGTGGTCCATCTTCATGTCTCAATACAAAATGTAGTAAGGTTTTTTTATCATTACCATAATAAGCAAATACGGGATCTGCATGTGGAAAAGGATTCTTTGGAGCAGGTTCTTCTTTTTTCTTTTCTTGTTTTTTACCATGTGGAGGATTATTCTTATCTTCTGGTAAAGAAGCTACTACTTTATCAATTTGTTTTTTATCTGGATTTTTTGGATCTATAATGCTACCAGGTTTTTGTACACGTCTATCTTGACTCATTCTATCCATATAGAATACTTCATTAGGTGCTACTGCATCATGCATTACTTTTTGATCTCTCTCCCAAGATGTTTCTTGTGGAGGTTGTTTAGTAATGTTTAATTTATCTTGTTTAACTTGTG